GATGTTCGATGGCTTCTCCTAGACCAACACGCCCTGCTAGATTCTCATGCTCTAGTAAGGCTTGCTTCTCTGCATTAAGCAAAGACTTTTGTTGGTTTATGACATTGATCTCTTCTGCATTCAGAAGAGCGATAGCTTTGGGAGATAACTCCAACTTAGCAAAGGAACCGTGAGGAGGGAATAATGTCATCACTAATTTATTCTTTAGGTGATTAGTCACCTGTGAACCAAAGGACTGCCAGCCAGTCGTATTTACACCATCACCTTGATTAGCAGACCCATCATTGATAGGGTACAAATTAGGTACAGTATAATTCGAGAAGGTTCTAGCACGGGACAAGAAAGGATCTCTCTTAGTCTGTAACTTAGTGTAACGCTTCTCGATTGTCTTTTCATCTTTCGGTTGTTGCTTCTTATGCTTAAAGATAGCAGAGCCAGTTAAGTCCTGTACTCCATCTTTAGGCATTAGCTCTGGATTATATCCTGCCATGCGACCTCCTTAAAGTTGGAGACCAGTGCCAGCAGCAGAGCGGGGGCGGGTGAGCTTTCGCTTACCTTTTGAAGCGTTTGCATCATCACCAGAACCTAATTGAATGTCCTCTGGTGCAATGTCTACTTTACGCTCTGGCTTCTCGGCTGGCAATGTAGCCTCTTTAACCTTGGGTGAACTAGCCATTATCTAGCACTCCTTTCGTAGTTGTGTTCCAATGTAATGATACCCTAACTTCTTATAGAACTTTAAGGTATCCTCTTCGTGTATGCCAGAGGCTATACTAATCTGTACTTCCTCTGCACCACGTTCTTTCGCCCATTGCTCCCAATGCTTCATAAGTTTATAGCCAGCAGAAGAGTGCTTCCGTTTATCTGGCCTAACATATAAGATGGTATCAAAGGCTAAAATCTTTCTACTCCAAGGTAGATTAGCTGCGTGTCCCCACAAGAACCCCACTACCAGACCTTTATCTATTGCAACAAGGAAGCATCCATCCTCTGACATGATCGTTGAAGAAGCGTTATGTAGGCTTGTCTGTAGATCAAAGGTGTACTGGTCATGTT